TCACTGTGGACACAAAAGGCAAATGGATTCGTAAGACAAACCTGTTATTGATTGCGCGGCAGAATGGCAAGACACATTTAGCGCGTATGCTCATTTTGGCTCATTTAATCAAGTGGGAAACCAATGTCTTGATCATGTCCTCTAATCGAAGCATGGCTTTGGACACATTCAGGCAAGTCACAGACATCCTAGAAAATAACGACCATCTCAAAGGCTTTGTCAAGCAAATCCGCTATGCAAATGGCACTGAGTCAATCGAAATGCTTAACGGCACACGATTAGATGTTGTAGCGGCGACCAGAGACGGTTCTCGCGGTCGCTCAGTTAATGGATTGTTATTTATCGATGAAGTTCGAGAGATTAGCGAAGAAGGATTTAGAGCTGCGACTCCAGTAACTAGAGCACACCCTAATTCACACACATTACTGTGCAGTAACGCTGGCGATGCTTTTAGCACAGTGCTTAACGATCTAAGAGAGCGCGCTATCTCGTATCCACCTAAGTCTTTTGGTTTCTATGAATACTCAGCTCCCCAATATTGCAAAATAGAAGATCGCAACGCATGGGCTATGGCTAATCCGTCTTTAGGCTACACAATTACAGAAGAAGCTATTGAAGAAGCTATAGCCACATCACCTATTGAAAATACTAGGACAGAAACGCTTTGCCAGTGGATTGATAGCCTTTCAAGTCCGTGGCCGCATGGGGTTTTGGAAGAAACATCGGATAGCACATTAGAAATGACTGCTGGGGCTTATACTGTGTTTGGTTTCGATGTCAGTCCGTCACGGCGCAATGGATCATTGGTCGCAGGACAAATTTTGCCAGATGGGCGGATTGGCATTGGGATCTTGGAGACTTACAGCTCTCAAGTAGCTATTGACGAATTAAAGATGGCTGCAAGCATTAAAGGATGGGCTGACATTTATAAGCCTCGCCTAGTCTGCTTTGATAAATACGCCACACAGACTATTGCAGACAGACTTGCTCAAAGTGGGGTAATGGTCGAAGATGTATCGGGTCAGCAGTTCTATAAGGCCTGTGGTGACTTGTTAGAAGGTTTGGTCAATCATCGAGTCGTTCACAATGGTCAATCTGAGTTAATTCAACAGATGAATAACTGTGCAGCTAAGGTCAATGACTCTGCATGGCGCATTATCAAACGGAAATCTGCTGGAGACATCTCAGCACCTATTGGTCTAGCGATGGTTGTATCAAAGTTAATGTTGCCTCAACCTAAGCCGCAAATTTATACTTAGACACACCCATATTGTTTGTCTAATTACTTGACAAATGGTATCCTTTATGTCTATGGGTATCTTTAGCAGATCAGAAGCTCCTAAGAAGGCTAACTCGCTTCTTGCGCAATACGCACCAACTATTATGGGAGAGAATCTTAACTCTCTGTATAACTACATTTTGCCACGCGTTAATCGCAACGAGGCGATGTCTGTACCTTCGGTCGCTAGATGCAGAAACCTTTTAAGCTCTGTCGTTGCCGATCTTCCAATGAATTTATATCGCAATTCAACTGGTGAAGAATTAGGTAATCCTCTTTGGGTAGATCAACCAGCAATCAATCAACCTCGTTCTGTAACAATGGCGTGGACTGTAGATTCTTTGCTTATGTACGGCGTGGCTTACTGGCAAGTTACAGAAGTTTATGCAGAAGATGGCCGACCATCTCGCTTCCAGTGGATTCCTAATGTCAAAGTAACTTTTACAACTGATCTCTACGGAACAACTGTTACTCAATACTTTATTGATGCAGTTGCAGTGCCTATGTCAGGTCTTGGCAGCATTGTCACATTTCAAGGATTTGATGAGGGCATCCTCGAAAGAGGAAGTGAAACTATCCGCGCCGCGATTGATCTGCGCAAAGCGGCTGTAATAGCAGCATCTACTCCAATGCCTTCAGGCGTTATTAAAAACAACGGTGCAGATTTTTTAGATCCTAAAGAAATTCAAGGATTGTTAGCAGCATGGAAGAACGCTAGACAAAATCGTGCAACTGCTTACTTAACTTCTACTTTGGAATACACTCCATCATCATTTTCACCTAAAGACATGATGTACGATACCGCGCAACAATTCCTTAGTACGGAAATTGCCAGATTGTGCAACATCCCTGCTTATTTATTGTCAGCTGAAATGAATAATTCAATGACATACGCAAATGTATTAGATGAGCGCAAGCAATTTTTTTCATTTAGCGTTGCGCCTTATGTAAATGCGATTTCTCACAGACTCAGCATGGATGACATTACAGCCAGAGGAAATTCTGTGCGCTTCGATGTCGATTCATCTTTCCTAAAGACTGATCCAATGGAAAGACTGCTAGTGCTTGAGAAGATGATTTCTATTGGCCTAATCACAGTTGAACAGGCTATGGAAATGGAAGATTTAACACCTAACGGAAGTGAAGGAATAGATGACTAACATCCTTACATTCTCTGCTGAATTAACTGCCAATGTAGAAGAACGCACAATCTCAGGCAAGATAGTTCCAGCAGGTACAGGCGAAATCGGAAATACATCCGCAGGCCGCGTGGTCTTTGAGAAGGGTGCAATCGCACTTCCAGAAGATCCTAAAACAATTAAACTGCTTAACCAACACGACATGAAGCAACCTTTAGGTAAAGCAACATCTTTTACAACAGATGATGATGGCATATATGCCAGCTTTAAGATTAGTCGTAGCAACAGAGGCACTGAAGCTTTAATCCTTGCAGAAGAAGGATTGCAATCAGGTCTGTCTGTAGGCGTTGAAGTAGTTAAGTCAAAAATGAAGGCTGGTGTAATGCATGTATCTGCTGCCAACCTATTTGAAGTTTCATTAGTAACTGAGCCAGCATTTAAGTCTGCTCAAGTTATTGATGTGGCTGCTGAGGATACTCCAGAAGCAGCAGAAGAAATCCAACCAACAGAAAGCGAGACAGCTGTGGAGAATACTCCAGAGACAGTTGCAGCACCAGTAGAGGCAGCAGCGGTTGAAGCTGCTCGTCCTGTGGTAACAGCAACTACATTCGTGCGTGAGCGCGTAGCACCAATTACATCAGCACAATATCTAGAAGCAAACATCAAGGCAGCGCTTGGTGATGACGAAGCACGCCGCACAATTCGTGCCGCCGATGATTCGACTTCAACCAACACTGGTTTGACATTGCCATCCCATTTAAATACTTTTATTACAGATACATTTACAGGCCGTCCAGCATTTGAAGCAGCAACACGCGGTTCACTTGCAGGAATCGATGGAATGTCATTCACTGTTCCTCGCCTATATACCAATGCGACTTCAGCAGATGTTGCTCCAACAGTTGCAGATACAAACGAAGGTGCAGCACCATCAGAAACTGGGATGACAAGCGCGTACGATACTATTTCGATTGAGAAGTTCAGTGGACTTCAAAGAGTATCTTTTGAGCTCGTAGATCGCAGCCAGCCAGCGTTCATGGAGCTTATGATGGCTGAACTTCGCAAAGCGTACGAGAAGGCAACAGATGCAGCACTTCTAGCAGCTTATGTTTCTTCAGGTACAACAGCAGCAACTACAGCAGCAACAGCAGCTGGATTGCAATCATTCGTATCTGTAGAAGGTGCAGCAGCATACAAGGGTACAGGCGGAGACTTTGCTAACAAGCTAGTTGCTTCAACTGACGCTTGGGCAGCAATTGCAGGATTTGCTGACACCACTGGACGCAGTTTGTACTCTGCTCAGGGCGCTACACAAAATGCATCAGGTAACGCAGTAGCTACATCTGTAGTTGGTGGCGTACTTGGTACAGATCTCATTGTTGATCACAACATCTCAACATCTGGCGTAGTCGATAACTCAATGTTCTTGGTTGCTCCATCATCTGTTTACACATGGGAATCACCAACAACACAACTTCGCGTAAATGTTCTAACATCAGGCGAAATCGAAATCAACCTTTACGGATACCTAGCAATTTACCTTGCTAAGTCAGGTAAAGGCGTTCGCAAGTTCAACCTAACTTAATAAATAGGTAACTAAGTCGCTCTCAGGGGTAGTAGCCCTCTACCCCTGAGAGTCTTTAGAAAGGATCATCATGGCATTAACGACTGTCGCGGAACTTCGCAGCACACTTGGAGTGGGAACACTCTACGCAGATTCTGTTTTGGAATCCGTGTGCGATGCTGCTGATGCAGTCCTTTTGCCTATGCTCTGGACTAATACAACATACAACATTGCACATAGCAACACAGCAACTACAGGCACACTTTACTTTCAAGATAAAGTAGAAAAAGTTTTTTATGTAGGTCAAACAGTAGTTATTAGTGGCAACGGATCTAAGCACAATGGATCAAAGACTCTCACTGGAGTAGGCGATTACAACATCACTTACAACATTACTGGCAACAACAACACTCCAGCAGTAGAGCATCCAGTACAACCTTTCGGCGTAGTCACAGCCGACACTTATGTGGATTGGGCTTTAGATCAGGCAGTTCAAAATGCAGCTTTGATGATCGCTGTTGAAATCTGGCAAGCAAGAACCGCTACTCTCTCAGGTTCTAATGCCGTTGATTTCCAGCCCTCACCTTACCGAATGAGTGCGCAGCTCCTCGCTAAGGTCAGAGGATTAATAGCTCACGCGCTCGCACCAACTTCAATGGTGGGCTGATGCCAGTTCCAATTACCACCCTTAGAACTACCTTAGCCACAGCTTTAGTAGATAATACAAAGTATCAAGTTTTTGCTTTTCCGCCAAGCACTATCCTTGCCAATTCTGTAATCGTCAGTCCTTCTGATGAATACATTGTTCCTTCAAATAATCAGCACATAGGCATTAGCCCTATGGCTAACTTTCGTCTAATTATCACAACCGCTTTATTCGATAACGAAGGCAACCTCAATGGCATAGAAGATTTTGTTTGTGCCGTGTTTAAGAAGCTATCACAATCATCTTTGACTTATAATGTAAGCGCGGTAAGCGCACCAAGTATTCTCAATGTTGCCAGTGGGGAACTGCTCAGCTGCGAGATGTCCGTATCTATTTTAACAAGTTGGGAATAATCATGTCCGATTGGGATAAAGAGAACGAGGCCTTTCTGATCAAGATCGGACAGGTTGCACCATCAACACCTAAGCCAGCAACTACTAAGAAAGACGAGGAATAATCTCATGGCTATATTTCTAAATAACAATGTGGGCGTGAAGATCAATTCTGTTGATCTCTCTGACCATGTAACAAGCGTAGTTATCAACCGTGTATTTGAGGAGCTAGATGTCACCGCAATGGGAGACTCTGCTCGCCGTGCGGTCAAGGGCCTCGAGGCTTCAACTGTAACTATCGATTTCCTAAATGACACAGCAACAGGAAGCGTATTGCAGACACTACAGGCTGCATGGGGAACAACAGTTACAGCTGTATTCCTACAGACAAAGGGAACAGCAGTTTCTGCTACCAACCCTCTCTACACCGTTTCTCTGTTGATCAACAACACTACCGACATCAACGGATCTGTCGCTGACATCGGTGTACAATCGATTACATTTACTGCTAACTCAACAGTGGCAGTAGCAACTACAGGTACTTTCTAAACAACTAACAAAGGGGCAAAACATGGCAAGACTAAAGATAGTTCGACAAGATGGAAGCGTATTAGAAGGCGAGATTACTCCAGCAGTGGAGTACGCATTTGAACAATATGCTAAGAAGGGCTTTCATCAAGCGTTTCGTTTGGATGAGAAGCAGTCGGATGTCTATTGGTTGTCGTGGGAAATTACACGCAGGTCAGGTGAGACTGTTAAGCCGTTTGGGATGGAATTTATCGAGACACTCAAAAGTGTCGAGGTGCTTGATTCCGACCCTTTAGCTTAAAGCGCGATCTCCCATTCACCTACCTTATTGCTAGGCTAAGCATAAGGTTAGGGGTCGCGCCACAACATTTATTAGAGTTAGACAGAACAATGTTAAATGCATTGTTACAGGGTTTAACTGATGAAGCGAAGGAGATCAGAGATGCCAACAGAAGTAGTGGGCGTGGTCGCACTTCGTAAGGCTTTAGCTACTTATGCTCCAGACTTGGCTAAAGAATTAACTAAAGAACTTGGCAAAGTTCTCAAGCCAGTAGTTGCAGAAGCTCGTTCATTCGTGCCGCCTTCATCTCCGATGAGTGGATGGCAACCTCGAGCATTTTCTGAGGCAAGATTTCCTATGTATGACTCAAGCGTAATTCGCAGAGGCATTATCTATAAAACTACACCTTCTCAACCTAACCGAAATGGCTTTGTCAATACAATCAGAATCCAGAACAAAACCATGATTGGTGCTATCTATGAGACTGCTGGCCGCAAAAATGGTCAGGGTCAAAATTGGGTAGGCCCTAAAGCTGGTGGTGCAAGCAAAGGCGTGTCTCGATCTGTCAATCGTTATGCTGGCAATCAATTTATTTCTAATCTTGGTCAGCTCTATGGCCCTAACAAAAAGGGAGACCATCGCATGATGGGTCGCTTAATCTTTAGGGCGTGGGCTAAGACTCAAGGTAAAGCTAACGCTTCTGTGTTTAAGGCTATTGAAAATACAACTGCTCAATTCAATAAAAGAACAGAAATAGTAGATTTGAGGAGAGCCGCATGAGCAATGTAGCCATTAACATTGCCGCGGAGTTCACAGGCAAAAAGGCTTTTAAGCAAGCAGAAACAGCAACACAAAAACTAACTGGCAATGTAAAGAAGTTAGCAGGTGCAGTTGGTATTGCTTTTGGAGCTAACGCAATTCTTGCTTACAGTAAGGCATCCGTTAAGGCTTTTGCTGAGGATGAAGCAGCAGCTCTAAGACTCACTAGAGCGGTCGAGAATCTAGGCATTGGCTTTGCTAATCCTCAAATTGCTGAATACATAGCCAATCTTGAAAAATCTGCTGCGATTGCTGATGATGTTCTTCGTCCAGCGTTTCAGCGCCTATTGACCACGACAGGCTCATTGGCTCAGTCTCAGAAACTTCTCAACGATGCAATTACTATCAGCCGAGCATCTGGCATCGATCTTGCTACAGTCACAGAAGATTTAGGTAAAGGCTATGTTGGAATTACTCGCGGTCTAGTAAAATACAACACAGGCTTGACTCAGGCAGAATTAAAAACTAAAACATTCTCAGACATTTTAGGCATCATTCTTAATAGATCAGCTGGCGCGGCAGAAGATTATTTAAGTACAACTTCCTACAAAATGGAAGTTTTAAGCATAGCCACAGGCAACGCTTCAGAGATTATTGGAGAAGGCTTAGTTGATGCCCTTGCTCGTCTTGGTGGCGGCACAGAGGCTAGCGATGCAGCCAAAATGATTGAGACACTAGCTAAGGCTTTTAACTTTGTAACACTATCTATAGGCACAGCAGGCGGTGCATTAACTAGCCTATTAAAAAACTTAAAGAATTTACCTAGAGATATATTCTTTGGATTTGCTGGCAAGCAAGCTGGTGTCAATTTCACAGCTCCGCAAAAGCCTAAAGTTACAGAAAGCCTAAGTGAGAAAAAGCAACAACAGGCTTTAGCCGCATTGGAGAAAGCGGCAATTAAGCGCCAAAAAGAATTGAACGCGCTAAAGAATAAACAATTAGATACACAAAGAAAACTAGGGGCCGAAAAGAAGAAACAAGAAGCCTTAGATAAGGCGGCAGAGCTTCTTGCTCAAGGCAAAAAGGTCTTTGATGAAGAAGCTATCCAGTTAGCTGCCGCTGCTCAAGGAAAACTCACAGAAGAAGATCGAGTAAGAATTGCCCTAAAGCAAGATATTTATGATTTAGAAGCCGCAATCAATGCAGAGAATCTTGGTGCTGCTACTCGCCTTGCTAACAGCATGGTTTCTAATGCTCAAAAACTGGCAACTATTCGTAGTGAGATGGTTGGTCTAAATAACATTGAAAACCCATTTACTGCATGGGCGGCTACTTTAGGTCAGATGTCAGAAGAATTATCTAAATTGGCTAAAACCATAGAAGATGAGCTTCGCATTATTATCAGAAACATGCTTGATAACATTTCCGAGCAACTCAAAAAACTTCAAGCATTGAATGGTCGCAATACTCCAATCGAGCAACAAAGAGAAATTATCCGTGAAAAACTGGATAGAGCGATGCCAGACATTCAAGCGCTTCAAGATCGTCTAGCACAATCTGGTGTTGCTGGATATTCTCAAACTTCTATGAACTCAGCATCGATAACTGTCAATGTGGCTGGCTCGGTTTCTACAGAACGCGACTTAGTAGCAGCCATTACTCAAGGACTTTATTCACAGCAGGCATCAGGTACTCCAGTTAATTACAGTACGGTGTACTAATGGCTTTACCAGCAACCCCTATTGTCAAAATCAATCTCACTGGTGGCGCTTCTTTTGGCGCTCCATTTGTTTTAGGCACTTCCGAGCTTGATTTTGCAGTCCTAGCCGAGCCAAACACAGTTATTATTGATGTATCAAACCAAGTCTCTAAGATTGATACTCGCAAAGAACGCAACTTATTTCAAGACAAATACCTGTCAGGCACAGCAACAGTTCGTATCCTTGATCAAAACGGTGATTGGAATCCACAGAACACATCAAGCCCTTATTACCCAAACCTAGTTCCTTTGCGATCAATCATCATTGAGACAAACTATTCAGAAACAATCTATCCAATTTTTAAAGGTTATATTCAAGAATATCTTTATACCTATCCTAAAGATCAAGAAATTGGTTATGTCGATTTAATTTGTTCAGATGCCTTTAGATTGGTATTCAACTCAAATGTAAGCACCGTCACAGGGGCAACAGCAGGCCAAGACACTGGCACACGCGTAGGCAAAATCCTAGATGCTATTGGCTGGCCTGACAGTGCTAGATCAATTATGACTGGTGACACCTTATGTCAGGCAGATCCAGCAACTACACGCACTGCTCTAGCAGCTATTGAAACTGCAACATTTACAGAGCAGGGAGCGTTCTACTTTGACAAGGCTGGCAACGCAGTCTTTAAGAACCGCACCTTTGTCTATGAGTCTGGCGCTGAAACACCTACTGCCTTTTCCAATGCCGTTGGATCTTCAGACATCCCTTACGCTGGCATCACCTTTGCCTTAGACGATAAAACAATCGTTAATCAAGCTACAGTTACACGCATAAACGGCACTCCACAAACTGCCTCAGACCAAACATCTATTGACAAGTTCTTTCTTCATAGCATTACAGCAAATGACATGCTAATGCAGACAGATGCCGAAGCCCTAGACCTTGCTGAGAATTTTGTAGCTAGCCGTAAAGACACGACTTTGAGAATTGAATCCATCACCCTCGATTTGGTCACTCTAGGCTATGGGGCAGGAATTACAGCTGCACTTGACTTGGATTACTTTGATCCTATGCAGATTACAAATGTCAATGTGGCTGGAACTACCATTGTCAAGACACTTCAATGTCAAGGCATAGCCCACAGCATTACGCCAAACACATGGCGCACAACTCTCACAACACAGGAAAATGTCCTCGATGGATTCATCTTGGACTCGACATTATACGGTATCCTTGACACATCCGTATTGGCATACTAGGAGAACAAATGGCAGCAGGACAAGGCTTTAAGACATTCACTACAGGCGAGGTTCTTACAGCGGCAGATGTAAATGGATACCTTATGCAGGGCGTTGGTGTCTTTGACAATGCTGCAAACCGTGATGCCGAAATTACTTCTCCGCAAGAAGGTCAATTCGCTTATCTAAAAGATACAGATGTAACTACTTATTACACAGGATCAGCTTGGACTAATTTAGATACAACGGGCATGGTCAATCCAATGACCACAACAGGTGACACAATTTATTCATCTAGTGGTTCAACACCTGCTCGTCTTGGTATTGGTTCAAGCGGTCAAGTCCTTACGGTTTCAGGTGGAGTACCAACATGGGCAACATCGGCAAGCGGCTCACTTACACTTCTTAGCACTACTTCACTTTCAGGAACTTCGACAACAGTTTCAAGCATTAGTGGCGCTTATACAAATCTTCTCGTTGTGGTTCGAGGCTCAACTACTTCGGCGGCTGCTCGTTTAACAATTCAAGCAAATGGTTCTTCGACACTTTCAGAAGTAGGTTATTTTGATGCCGCCGCAGGTGCAAGCACTACGAGAGTGGATGGTACATTGCACACCGACAATAATACGACCAATGGCGGAGCAGTTTTAACTATTTTCAATTATTCAAACACATCTTATTTGAAAACTGGAAATACTGTTTTCACTTATGGAGCAGGAAACGCGGGCGCTGCCTTTGGCGGATACAATTATGAGTCAACAACTGCTGTAACTTCCATCAGAGTTGGAACTCTTGCAGGAACTGCAACATTCACCGCAGGACAAGTCCTAATTTACGGAGTGAACTAATATGGCTAAAACATCATCTCGTCCAATGGTAAGAATTCACGATTTGGAAACAAATGAAGTAATTGACCGCGAAATGAACGATGCTGAATTTGAGCAATACGAAGCAGATCAAGCGGCGCAAGCATTAGCAGCCGAAGCAAAGGCAAAAGCCGAAGCAGATAAGGCTGCACTATTGGCTCGCCTCGGTTTAACCGAAGATGAACTAAAAACTATTCTCGGATAATGAAACCTGTATTGTGCAAGGCTGGTCAGCAACTTCGTGAACAAATCGATGATGCCTTTCCAGACAGAGATCGTAAATCAGATGGTTGGATAGGCGATGCTCGTCACGCTGCAACCAAGTCAGATCATAACCCTGATTATTCCGATAAGAATAGTAAATGGGCAATGGTCAGGGCTTTTGATTGCGACAAGGATCTCGGGGGGCCAGCCAATAATGCCCACTATCTTGCCGATCAGATTCGACTATGTGCCAAAAAAGATAAGCGAATCTCATACATCATTTTTGCAGGAAAGATTGCATCCAGAAAATCATTTTTCCGTTGGAAAAAATATAAAGGAATCAATTCTCATCACGCTCATATCCACATTAGTTTTACTAAAGAAGGCGACCAGAACGGTAGCTGGTTTGATATCCCGATGCTAGGAGTAAATAGATGAATATGAAGAACCCATTAGTCCTTACTGCTGGAGCATTTCTCTCAGCTTGGGCTGCAAGCAATTTCGATGTCGATTACCGCGCAATTCTATGGGCGGTGTTAGCAGGCGTATTCGGATATGCCACACCTAAAAAGTAATGACAGCCCAAGACTGGGCGGCTGTTGTAGCTGTTGCTCTGACCGTTATTGGTTCATTTATTGGTGCTGTGAAATGGTTAGTAAAGCACTACCTAAACGAACTAAAACCAAATTCAGGAAGTTCGATGCGTGATCAAATCACTGCGCTTGAAGCGCGTGTCGAAACGATTATCCGCATCCTAGAGAGGTAACAATTATCTCATGGCAAGAAAAGCAACTAAGGCATTAGAAGATCAAGGCTATTCACCGCTTGATGCTTTCTGCATCGGGCTGCATGAATACTACAAATCATTGAAAAAAGCAGGTTTTCCTGAGTCTGTTGCTTTGTTTATGATTACAGAGCCTCAAGCCTATCCTGCTTGGATTTTGCCTACACCAATCGATCCCGAAAAATTCGGTGACTACGAGGATGACGATGAGGATGAATGACAAAAACAAAATCTCGTATTTTAGTTATTAGCGATCTTCAAATTCCGTACCATCACGAAGCAGCAGTTAAAAATCTAATCAAGTTAGTTAATCGAGAAAAGTTTGATTTAGTATTAAATACGGGCGATGAGCTAGATATGCAAGCTCAGTCAAAATGGGCGAAGGGTACGGGCTTAGAATGGGAAGGGCAGCTTGATGCTGATAGAACGCTTGCGCAAAACATACTCTGGGATTTACGCACAACAGACATTACGCGTTCTAACCATACTGATCGGCTCTACCACACATTACTCAGAGGAGCGCCGAGCCTCATAGGATTGCCAGAACTTGAATATCCAGCCTTTATGGATTTCAAGTCGCTCGGTATTCGATTCCATAAGAAGCCTTTTGAGTTTCACCCTAACTGGGTCTTGGTTCATGGCGATGAAGGATCAATGAATTCCAATGCAGGACTTACAGCTTTAGGTCTAGCCAAGAAATTTGGTAAATCCGTAGTGTGTGGCCATACCCATAGGGCAGGCATCAGTGCCTATTCTGAGGGCATAGGGGGCTCATATAGGACTTTATGGGGCGTAGAGGCAGGGAATGTCATGGATAAGAAGAAAGCCTCTTATTTAAAGGCTGGAGCGGCTAATTGGCAGATGTCTGTAGCTATCCTAGAGACTCATGGAAAGAACCTCTCGCCTATGCTTATTCCTATCAATAAAGATGGCTCATTCACCGTGTATGGCAAGACATACGGCTAAGCATGGATACGCTCATAACGGACATTTCACCGATATATCGCACCATTGACGATTCGATGGATGATACAGAATTGTTACCATTTCGTTATCAAAATGTGCTTGATTTAGCATAACCCTATGCAACACTAATCCTGTAACCGATCGAGGGCATCAGTTACGGAAAGGCAAGACAATGGGCGCAATGAAGGCAGTTTATATGGACATGGCTGAGGACTTTGAAAACCTCAACGAGACATCAATGCAGTTTAAAGGCAACAACTGGGAAGCTCAGGATGGTCGCTTTGAAGGCAATGTCAATTACAATCTTGACTACATCTACTGGTTTGATAACTATGCCAATCTGATGGCAGCACGCACTATCTTGCAAGACTTCGGCAACAGCTATGAAGTTCTATTTGATGATGCTTTGGGTCAATGGACATTAATCACTGACTATCAATCAATGTGCTGGAGCAACTAATGTCACCATTACTTTGCTTTGTATTCGGCATGACATTTTTAACAATCGGCTACCTTATGGGAGTCAATATCGGTAGAGAACAAGGCCATAGAGATGGCTATCTGAGAGGTCGTGCAGTTTCACGACAAGAATTCTGGAGAGAATAGTGGATGCTAAAAACCTACTCATTGAAGCAAAGTCCGTCATTCAAGATCGAGGAATGGACTACGGACACCCATCGGACAATATGGCAAGAACCGCAAGATTGTGGAGTGCCTACCTTGAAATTCCAATCGAGGACTATCAGGTTGCAGCTTGTATGGTCTTGGTCAAACTCGCAAGAAGCATGGAAGGTTCAAAAGTTGATAATTACATCGACATGCTTGGATACGCAGCAATTAGTGGAATGTTAAGAACAGAGGAGAATGAGCTTTATGTTTAATCTTGATGAGTACACCACGGTTAAAGAACGCATCAAACTGTTCTGGGAAAAATATCCAGATGGCGCAATCTTCACAGAAATCTTGGACTGGAGCGATACGCGCTTCATCACTAAGACTTCGCTTTATCGTCTATGGACTGACGAAAGACCATTTGCGACAGGTCATGCAAAAGAAGAAGTTGCAGAGCGTGGGGTGAACAGGGATTTTGCCCTTGAGAACTGCGAGACTTCCAGCGTGGGAGTTGCCATGAAAAATGCCAATATAGGTACTGACAAGCATGGCCCTAGTCGTGAAGAAATGATTAAGGTTACAAAGCTTCAAATGTCAAAACCTAAAGAGTATGTACCTGTAGAAAAAGAAGATGATCCGTGGACTATTAAACATGTGCCAGCACCTACAACATCAGCAGAGGCGGTTGCAGTGGTAAAAGACATTATAGGCGGAACTACTGACAAGGATGTGCCGCGCTGTCCTCACGGGCCGATGCATTGGGCTCATGGTATGACGAAGGCTAATAAGCCGTGGGGTCATTTCAAGTGCATGGCAGCAGCTACAGGTGAAATCAATCGTTGCCCTAAAGGTGAAGATGTTATCTGGTACGAGATAAGTCCAGAAGGTAACTGGAGACCACAAAAGGCTAGATCCTGATGGATAACAAAGTCATTGTTAAGCATGATGCGAGAGAAACATCGAGGATTGCAGCTGAACGCATTTATCCTAAGTCAGGTTCAATCAGATTAAAGGTTTATGAGTATCTGATTAGACAAGGACTTCGAGGAGCTACTGATCAGGAAATGCAACTGAATTTAAATTTATCTGGAGACACAATTCGACCAACTCGAATGACATTGCTCAAAGATAATTACATAATCGATTCGGGAGAAACTCGAAACAATTCAAACGGTAATCCATGCGTAGTGTGGCGTGCGGTTGATGAAGGGATGATGTTCTGATGGGCGAAATGGTAATATTTGAGGATGGCAATGCCACCGTCATGGGCGGAGAGCTCGAAGAACCGCAGGATATTGTTATCTATTGCGATCTTTGCAATGAACCTGTGGCTATTACTCCAGAGGCTAATGACAAGGTATTTATTACCTGCTTAAGATGTCACGCTGTTAGTCATATATCTTTACAGACATCAAAAGAAGCTGATGAGTCAGCAGAGTCGTAAGCATCGAGGTTATGCGACTGAAAGACTGGTGGCAAACTATTTGCAGCAATGGTTCATGCACGCTAGTGTCGGTCGAGGTCAAGGCAAAGATGTTCTTAATGTTCCGTTCGACATTGAGATCAAAGCGCGTAACTCACTTGACATCAAAGGGACACTTCGCCAGATCAAGGCACGCACATCCAAGTCGGGGGAATTGGGATTTGCATGCTTTAGGCTCAATGGGCAGGGAATGGCATCAGTCGAGGAGTTCGTCTGTATGTTGCCATTGGGTGATCTGGTGGAGTTATTGTTAAAAGCTGGTTATCACAGATTGCCAGTGGACATAGATTGGGAAGCCGCCATAGAACGATGCAGTGGATGTGGTGCACAAAAAATCAAATGGTGGGAGTGTAAAACCTGTGGGAAAGAAGCGACTAATGCCAATGTATGAATACCGCTGTCCAATTTGTAATACACAAATGGAGCTTGAACTATCTATGGATCATGATTTAGTTCGATGCACAGATTGTGGTGCTCAAGCTAATCGAATTTACTCAGCACCTAATGTTGTATTCAAAGGAAAGGGCTTCTATACAAATGACAAGAATCAATGATGAAGATTGCCCATGTTTCTACTTTGCTACATGTCCAGATGAAGGAGCGCATTTAGAGAATTAAGAAACGCCGTCCTGACCAGCACTTATAGAAATGGATTTGACATGACCAGTACACTCAGAGCGCTAGAGCCCATCAGGGGCTCAGAGCGAACCGTGAAGCGGTTAGTTCGCTCGATAGCAATCGTTATCGGGGGAGCTCTATGCTTATCCGTTGGATCAGCACCTATGGCGACAAATGCAGCAACAAAAACAATTACTTCAAAAGAGTATGCAAGAGGACAATTAACTCTTATAAATTACAAATGTATAGCTACTCTTTATGGAAAAGAATCTGCTTGGAATTGGAAAGCAGTAGGTAACTTAGAAGGTACACATAGAGTCTATGGAATACCTCAAGGTAAAAGTGAATGGTTAAAGAACGCTAATCCATTAGAGCAGATTGATTGGGGCTTACGATACATAGGTCATAGATATGGATACACTAGAACCATAGAAGGTATGCAGCCTGACACATGCAAAGCCTTAGATCATTGGAAGCGTAAGGGATGGCATTGAACCCTAGTCATAGAG